GAGGGAGAAAGTATGTAATTTAAACTTCGTTTCATGTTTTTATTTATAACAGAGGTTTGGCTATTTCAAAGAGATCTTTATGAGTATTATAAAATGCATATGCTGTCTTGTAATCTGGAAAGACAAATGTAGCATTTTTACTTTCAGTTTGTTGTATAGATATTATATTCTTAATTACACAGATGATATATTTGCTATTTTTATTTGTAAAATCTGGATTGTAATCTTTAAAGTCTTTAAAGTAATATTGTAATAGCTCAGATATAGCCAAACTGGCTTCTGCATATTCTTTTGTAGGATAAAAATTTCTATTCTTTAAGGAAGCCTCTTCAAGTTGCAGGACTTTTACAATATCCGAAGTTACACTTATATAACATCCAGCAATCTTCCCAAGCTTCTTTCTTTTATCTTCTTCTTTCTTTATAAGTACAATATTTTCAAATGTAGATTCTTCCTTACAGATTTCATATCCCTCAGGAATATCTACCTTTATGCTTATTTTATTTTCAAGTTTCATAATAAATCTTCTTTATTCTTTTCTACAAATATCATTTCTTGAATTCTATGACTATCTGCTACAAGTTTCTTAATTACAGCAGTCACTTCATCTGCTTTTTTCTGTAACTCCTCCATTTCTGCTTTAATCTTTGTAAGTTCTCTTTCATAAGCATTATATGAAAAATCATTATTTCTTTTAAGTTCTGTAAGCATGTACATTCGTACAGTATCTTCTGAACCTTTAAGTAAGAATGTAGAAAGTTTTCCATATAGATATTTGCCATCAAGATCAGTTATCCTCCATACAACTTCATCTTCTTTTGTATTGCTTATTATAAAAGAACCACCTTTGGCTCTTTCGGGAAGCATGTCTATTTTTGTATAATATGCAGGTTTTTCAAGTTCTTTTGTAATTTCCAAATGTATTCTTTTAATTTGAGAAAGTTTATCCAGTACAAGTTCACTTTCCATCTTTTTATACATATCATATCTTCTACTTTCACTCATTTTAGATTTTTTATAAAGTTAATAATAGTTAAACATTCTGAGCAAGTAACTTCTTTAAGTTTACCCTCGTAAGGTTCGCCAATTTTTTCAAATCCATTATATTTAAAATTTGAAGAGACTGTATCAAGTCCACAAACTGTATATTCTCCACTGTTATGAGCAGAATTTATAACATGCACAATGATTTCATGATCATTTGTAAAAGTCTCATGTTTCATCTTTTGAAGTTTACTCATTATATTTAGAGATTAAAGAATTTACAATTTCAAGATCACTAAGCAAGACTTCATCTTTTGAATATTTAAGTCTTTCCTCGTATCCTTTTCTAAGTTTTTCAAGGATAAAAAGTTCAAGTTCACTCTTGTCCATTTCAAGGATAAATGTAGGAAGTTCTCCATTTACTATATGTCCAAGAGAAATAACAGACCATTTTATGTCATTATCATCTGCTCCAGTTACCATAAATGTTTCTACTTCATGATGTTCTGGAAGTCTTGAAAGTGTTCCAAAGTATGCAGGACTTTCAAGTCTCTGTAATACCCAAGTATGAAATGTAGATATCTCCTGAAGTCTTATAAGAGTAATTGGGGATAGAGATGCTAAATTATTATTCATTTTTGATTAAAATTTTAGATTTTTAAAGATTTTCTTAATTATAATGTACACAAGCAGATATTTAAATATCTTTTTTATCGTATTCATCACTTAAATATTTAGATGTATAAACAACTCCAAGTAGAAATCCTACTACAAGGCAAATAAACACAAGTATTGAAATATAAACAGCTACCATAGTCTACAAGAATGGTTTTGCTTTATAAAGAAGTTCACTTTGTTCTCTTACAAATCTTCTTACTGTTTCTTCGTTTACAAATGTAAGCGATGAGTAGCAATGATTTGAAGAACCTACTTGAATATCATATTCCAAATGATCTATATGATTAAAATGAACATACCAAAGTTTTTCTTCATAAATTTGTCCAATTTCAAATTTTACACCTTTATTGTAAAAGTTACGAAGATGTAAAAGTTGAGCCATAGCCAGAGAGGCTTCTGCATCCTCGTAAGTAGGAAAAACACATCTTGTATTGTTACTTGGTTTTTGTTCCCTGTATTCTACAATCTCTGATTGTCCATTGATATAATAACCCTCAATAGAGTCCAGATCTTCCCATCTCATTCCATTATCTTTAATTAGAACAATGTTATCAGGAGTAGAATTAAAGTAAGCTATTTTATAACCTGGTAAATTTTCAATAGCAGATAGTACTTGCTCTCCAAGTCTGCTTTTAATTTGTCTTTCTTTAAATATACTCATTTTTGTAAATTTTAAAAATTATTCTGTTTTATTTGTGTCTTCTTTTAAGTATTCTATAGCACAGGCTACTCCAAGTACAAATCCTACTGCTGAAGATAATAAACAGAGTATTATTATCATTACTGTCGCTATCATCATTTAATCTTTAAACATTGTATTAAATTCAACATCTTTGGTATTGTAGATTTCTTCAAGAATCTCTCTTATAGCATCTTCAAATGAATCTGTTGCAAATTCTACCATTCCACCTTTACTATCATATGCTGTACCTGTATATGAAGTAAATGATCCTGCTCGAGTGATTTCATAATCTTTAAGTTCAAATCCAGCAGTGTTAAGTATAAGTTCAATAATTTCTTTTCTTCTCATAATTTTAAACTTTTATTTTTTCTTCTTATTTCCAAATATTCCTCTTACAAATTTCTTTATAAAAGATTCCTATTCAATTGGATAGGTAATCACAGCACCATCTCCAAAATCAATTATTACTTCACTTGGGTTACCTCCCTCAGTCATTTCCAGAAGTTGTTTAAGCGTAATGCTTTCATTACTCACATTTTGAATTGCTATTTGTCTCATTTTTATAAATTTTTTATAAGTATTCTATCACTTTGGTATATCCATATGTTTCAAATATCCAAAGCATTGGACTCAGGTAGATATTTAAAGATTCTTAGAACTTAAATCTTTAAAAGAGTACATAACAACACCTTATAAGCATAACAATATGGCAATTTATAACTTAGATACATTTGTAAATTCACTTCCAAAGAGTAAACTGAATCTTGACTATATTAAGCGTATAGCAGGACTTTCTACTGATTACTCTACTTTACATAAACTTGCAGGAGATACTACTGACCTTGATGCTTTTATTAATAAAGCAGATAGACTTTATGAAGATGAATCTTACAAGGATATGTCGCTTAAAGATAGAATCAGATATATCAGGAACATATCCACAAACAATGACTTGGATTGGATTATTACAGCAGTTACAGATGATGTTATTGTCTATGATGATACAAATAAATTTCTTGATTTTTCAGTAGAATCTGAAAGTTTTACTGATACACAAGAAACTTTTATAAAAAATTCATATAAGAAGATACTTACTATGCTAAATTGGGACTCGGACAATGTAGCATGGGATACTTTTAAGCAATTTCTTATAGATGGTACTATTGCATATGAAATCGTTTATGAATATTCAACTAAGGAAGAAATAGAAAAACAGAAACTTGAAATAACAAAGAAAATCAATGGACTTCTTAGTGAAATTAGAGTCCTTAATGAAAATAAAGATTTGGGTCTTAAAGAGAAGCAATCTGCTCTACTTCTTGAAAAGCAAAAACTTGATAAAGAGAAAAATAGACTTGATCTTTTTATAAATAATGATTTTTCAAGGCTTTCCTCATCTTCACATTTCAAACATAAATTCTCTGAAATAAATTTTGACAACAGAATCCCAGTTGGTATTCTGGCTATAAAGCCTGTTCAAGATGTAAGTAGACTTTCAAGAGTTTATTATAATGATCCATCTGGAAAGCAATATAAACTTTGGAAATATACTTTTGAAAGTGGTAAATTTAATATTCTTCCAGACAATGCTATTGTTATAGTTTCTTGGAATTCACTTCAAAATAATGAATCTCCTGTTATAATCTCTTACGCTGAGAGACTTATAAAAAATTACAATATTCAAAGATCTCTTGAAAATTCTAAGGTAGCCTGGACTATAATGAATTCTCAATTTAAAATGAAATTCATTATCCCAGTTTCTGGAACTCTTACAGATAAGGTAAAACAGAGACTTCGTGAAATTTCTGATGAGAATAAACAGGAACTTCAAATAGATGATAGAAGTGGAGAGATTAAGATAGATGGTAAGCGTAATATACCCTGGACAAAGAATATTACAATGCCAAACCGTAGTGGTAATAGAACAGAAATTGAAAGTATAAAGAATGATGGATATGATATGTCCAACATGGAGATAGTTAACCATTTTTATAGAAAACTTAAAAATGACTCTCTAATTCCACATAACAGATTTGAACAAGAATCATCTTCTATTGTCCTATTTAAAGGAGATGGAGTCCCTTATGAAGAGGTTTCTTATTACAGATTTATCAACAGACTCCGTAATGGATTTAAAAATATAATCTTAAAACCACTTTTACAGGCAGTATCGCTTGAGTACCCAGAATTTAAACTTGATTATGCTCTTAGAGAGAAATTTAAATTTAAATTCAATTCATATTCTTACTACGAAAGTGCAAGGAAATATGAACTTCTTTCTGTAAAAATGGATATGGCAGATAAAATGTTTAGATTTACAGATAATAACAATGACAGACTCTTTGATACTAAGGCTATCTTTGTAGATTACTTGGAAATCTTTACAGAAGATGAATATAAAAAACTGACTAAACTTGATGGAGAGCCTAACGAATAAAGTACATTATACACTTAAAACTCTTGATCTTTACTCAAATATACAATCGGTGCAATCTCTTAGAGAAAGCACCGATTTTGTTATCTTGAAGTTTAGACTTCATATAAACACCTATCTTACTTTTGCTATTCATAAGAGGGTAGATATGGTAGAAATCAGAATAAGAAACTCTGTTATTCCTATATATAAACCACTTACTCCTGTAAACATAGATCTCATAAGACTCTTTAAAGATTATTTCACACGACTTAGAGAAAATAATGTAAATTACTTTAAAGAAACACTTTCACTTCTTCTTGATATTATTTATAAAATATACCGAAGAGATGGTAAAAGGTATAAAATAGATTATCTCTCACTTCCTGCACTTACTCTTGATTGTTATTTTTTTAGAAATAAACTTTCAGATGATGAAGTAAGTGAGGAGATAGAAGACCAAATGAAGAATTTAATAAATGTAATAAATGCATTATGACATCAGTAGAAAGTTTTGAACATCATATAACAAGAAAGACAAACATAAAAAGTGAAAGTATAAAATTTCCTACGAGATATATCCCAGAACATACACAGATGATTGGAATTTACTACCTGGAAAATGGAGATCCAGCACTTGTAACTATTTCTACTGGAAAATATACACTCACTACTGGAGATACTCTTTCAGATATCATTGTTCCTATTTTTACACCTATTGATGACATTATTCGTATAACAGGAAATGGAATTGACTTTAATCTATCCAGACAGTCACTTCTTGATAAGGTAGACACTTGTGACCTTTTACTTCTTAAAAATGATGTCTTTGAGCAGGTTCTTCTTTATAAGACACAACTTACATTGCTTCTTGAAATAATACCACTTGCTTCTCTGGATATTCTTCCAGATATTTTATCTTTTAATGGACTTCATGGAAATATACTTTTTCCTACTGGAATGGATCTTTTACATGAACTCTATGTTCCCTTACATACAAAAGCACAAGATGGTATTTCTGAACATAGAGATTTTATTTGTCATAATATTACTCGTGATCTTGTTTCTACTGTCGATACAGGTAGTCATAAAAATATACTTTCTATGTCACTTACTGTTCTTAAGAGATATCTTTTTGAACTTTGTACTCTTTCTGAAATCTTAAAATATGAAAATGGAAACTGATATAAAAACTTACTCAGAAAAACTTACTAAATTTCTTGGAGATCCTTATATTTCACTTGATCTTCTTTCCTATAAGGAAGATACTAAAACTTATTCACTTAAAGTAAATGGACATACTGGTATAGGTATAGAATACCAGGATATCTTTTATATTTTACTTTATAATGGAAGTCTCTATAAAATAAAACTTCCAAAAGAAAAACCAGTTATTTCTACTGATGTTCTTTCAGATGCTAAGGAGAAAATAGGTAATAGATGGAACACAGATACTATTGTTGTCTATAACACAGAAACCAAAGAAACCAAAGAGATTACACTCCCTAAGCCATTCAAAGAATATAATAGAGGTATTCGTGCTATGAAACTCAAATCTATCTGTAAAGAACCAAATGTCCAGGTTTTAAATAGAGAAGCAATAATGGAATTTTAAATTTTAACCCTTAAATAATATAAACAAAAATAATATGGTATTAAATACACAAAAACTTTCGGATAAAGAATTTATTTCTAAGTATTTTGATTTCAAAACAATTGAGAAATCATATATGCATTACAATCAACTACTTGAAATGTATAAGAATTTGCATGATATTCCAGTTACAGAACTTGCACTTCTTTCAAGATATAATACAGACAAACTTATTGAAGTTCTTAGGAAGTATCAAGAGAAGATAAACTCAAATGAAATTCTTTCTTCTCCTGTTCTTGAGACTTTTAAAGTAGAAAGTTCAAAGATTTATAATGACCATTTAGTTCTTGGAGCAGATGGACAACCTCAAAGAGATTCTAGTGGAATGCCAAAAATTAAGAATCCAGAGTCTTATACAATGCAACTTGATAATCTTAAAAAGAAACTTTCTACAGAAGAACTTTCAGTTGATGACCTTATCCAAAGAAGTAATGAAGAATTTGGAAAGATTTCACAAGAAGTTATCCCTACCGAACTTGCAACTCTTGATATTTCCAAACTTCTTGAAAGAAATGATATTACAGCAGAAATGCTTGTATTCCTTACTCAAATGGAAAACTTTATATAAAAGAACCCTACTCACTTATTTCAATCATCATTTGTGCTTATTTTTTAGGAGATTGCCCAGATTTTTCATCTTGGGCAATTTTTATAAATTCCCTTTTTACGCACATAAGTATAGTATGAATTCCTGGTCTTTCTGATGGATTGTACTCATATCCAAGTCCAGATATCATATAATTCCCAGAGTAAAGTGTATTTATACTTTCTTGAGAATATCCATTTCCTTTTAAAGCATCATCTCCGTAATTTAGTATCGAATCTCCATCATTAAACAGAAGAATAGGTACAAGTTGATAAAGATTTACTTCTGTACAGATTCCTGAAAGTATTACTCTTAGAGTAATCTTTCCATTTTCTCTGTTATTACTTCTATTACCAAGTTCGGAGAAGTTATAATTTTTATGTACATTCTCTGATTGAAGTTGTTTATTTAAGTATCTTATATTCTTTGCATAATCATCTTCTTTTCTACCTTTAAGGATAATAGCATTCTCATCTTTTGAAGTTATAGTTTCATGGAAGAATTCCTGCATTTTCTTCTCTTTCTTATCATAATAGAAAATTATCTGTCTATGTCCTATTGATGTACTTATAGAACTTGAAGAATTTAGAAGATTTACTTCTATTATTCTCTTATTTGTTCCAAGAAGATATGAATGATTAGATAAGAAAAACTCTTCAAGTATACCCTCATCTTCTTTTCCTCCATTACCAAAGTGATGATCTTCTGTCTGCAAGATATTTGTAATCTTTCTCATTTCCTTTACAGTAAGATCAGAATGTATACTTGATGGTTCTATAAAATTTAGGAAGTAATGAAGATCCACAGATGATGTAAAATACTTATCATCTCCCAAGTATGCATGTTCAAGAACATCTGTAGAAAGAAAATCATAAGGAGATTTAAGTGGACATATCCAAGTCATCTTATCCTGTGTATCTCCCTCTATATTGCTACTCACTCCAAGTCCCAGTTCTTTTGCTACTTCTTTAAAAACTCCAAAACTGGACATTTCCTTATAACTTTTTAAAGTAGGAATATGAATACCCTCTACTCTAAGTTCTGCTGTAATAGTAATCTGACTTCCATATTCTTTTACAGTAAGTATATTATAATCTCCTCTTATATGCTTAAAATCTGGATTTTTACTTCTTATATAAAGTGAAAGCAGATCACCATCTTTTGGAAAATACTTATTTCTAAATTCAGAACTTAAATCAGTAAATGTAAGTGTTAGACTTGGTAAGAAATCTACACCACTTACTACTTTAAAATATGAAATATTTGGTACAATATATCCAAGTATTTTAATGAGTGGAGAAGTATATCCATATTTTAAAGTATCCAGATCTTCTGTTTTTACAGGAGTACCTGTTGAGTAGTCTGTATCTGGAACTGTAAGTTTTTCAAGTTCAACTGTAGGGTCAGAAATTACCGAAACTATCTTCATAATGTTATATATGATAGTTGATATATTTACATTTCCAAAAGAGTACATATTCCAAAATTTAGGAAAATATGTCAGATGACCTATATTCAAAAGCAAAATCATTTGCTGGATTTAAATATTCAATGAATCCATCACTTAATAATGATAGTGCAAGACATGTGGATTGTTCACGCTTTGCCAGTGCTGTTGTTGGTGTCCCCCGAGATACCAGTGAGGGACTTTATGCTAAGGCAGTTAACAATGGTACAGCAAGAGATATTACTGGACTCTCTGGATCAGCCAGTGGTCTTAAAGAGGGAGATATGGTATTCTTCGATACTGGACCCAGAGGATTTGATAAAGGTAGAAAATATGGAATAGACCATGTTGCTGTAGTTGTTAAAAATCCAAATACTGGAAAACTTGAACTTCATGAAAGTGTAGGAGGTAAAGGAGTTATACAGAGAGACCTCGATACTGCACTTACCAAATATAACAATGGAAAGAGACCTACAAAAGTTTATGCTGGTACTTTTCAAGGAAAGACTCCAAAAGTAGGTGGACAAACAGTGTCTGATCCTACTGATAAAAATACTATTCATTCTACATATAGACAATCTTCTTCTGTTGGACTTGGTAAAGATCAACAATTTTCAAGAGCCACTGTCCGTAGAAGTTCTATACAGGGAAGACATGAAGTAGGTAGTGAGGGATATTCAGAAAAACATAAAGTAGACAACTTATCCAGAGATAGTGCTGGACATAACTTTAAAACTCAATATGGTGTAAAATCCAGATTTAATTCTTATGCTATTCTTGTCCACCCTGCAAGTGATGGAGAAAACCATGTAGAAGACTACCAACTTGGAGAAGATGGAATTTATAGTAAAGAAGCCAGACAAGTTACATTTGCTAAACTTCTTGAATATGGAGATAACAATCCACAAGAGCCTTACTCTGCATATGACTTCCTGTTCTGTAAGTATCATAAAATAGCACCTATCAATAGAATGGTTACTCTCCGTAGATATCCATTTGCTACATATGATGATCTTGTATTTCCTATTGGAGATATGGGTGTAGATTCTATACCTCCTGTTGCACAGGCTGTCACTTACTTTGGAGAGGGTACAGATAACTTACTTAAAGAAATTCTTCCTGTAACTGGACAAATTACTTGGGAAGAAATTACAGCAAAAGTACATGATCATGATCTTCCAAGTAATCCAGGAATAGAATCTGACTTCTTAGGTAATTTCATACCATCTCCAATTGCAAAAGGTGTAGCACTTCTTAATGGAAATTCAGGAGGAGATCTTGGAGGTAGAAGTAATGCTTCTTCGGATGCTCAAAAACAAGGATCTGGATTTGATTATACAAATCATCAACTGGGTCCAGTAAATGTCATTAATAAAGTAAATGTCAGAGGTACAGGAATTGGAGCCGAGTACTCTGCTACTCTTACATTTGAATATAAACTTAGAACATATGATGGTATAAATCCAAGAATAGCAATGCTTGACCTCATCTTTAACTTACTTGCACTTTCTTTCCAAAATGCTAAGTTCTGGGGAGGTGCAAATAGATTCTTTGGTGGACACAAACCACAATTTGGATTCATGGGTGGAGATAAAGCCAGACAGGCTATGTTCTCTGGAGATTACAAGGGATACTTTGATGCTACAATGAGCAGTATTAAAAATGCGTTTGGTATCGTAGCTGATACTTTTATGAATGTCATCAATGGACTCCTTTCTGGAGATTTTTCTGCTCTCAAAGGTGTTATTTCTGGGGTAGGTGGAGCAATGATAGAAGCCTCTACATATAACAGTAGACCAAAGCAGATTGCTATCCATTCCTTACTTTCTGGACTTCCTACTGGGGAATGGCACCTGACTATTGGAAATCCACTTCATCCTATTGCAAGAATTGGAAATCTTATAGTAGAAGAATTTTCTATTGAACTTGGAGATGAACTTGGTATGGATGACTTCCCTACTGAACTTAAATATACAGTTAAACTTAAAAGTGGTAGACCAAGAGATAAAGCAGAACTTGAAAGTATGTTCATAGATGGTGGTGGTAGAGCATATAATCCTCCACATGGATTTATGGATATCATTAACCATACTTCTGCTACTTCTTCAAATGCCAATCCTGTGGCAGGTAAAGATAACATAAACAGAGGTGGAAATTCTGCAAGGAGATCAACTACTGCTCCAAAGAGAGAAGCAGGTGGTACTTATAATTATGGTGTAGTAAGTTTAGGTAAAGTATATTAAAAACTATCATTTATAAAAATTACTAACATTTATAAAAATTTAAGATAATGACTGATTACGATTACGATATAGATGATTCTTCCTATGAAGAAAATGACAGTTCTTTTGAAGATTTTGGTATAAATCTTGGTATAGACTCTAATGGTGTACCCATTCTACCTACTGTAATTAAACATACAGAAAGTGAACAAAGTACTGAACCTACAATAGCGTACCAGGATGCTTTGCAAGTAAATCACTTAACTTCACAAGAAGAAATTAGAGAAGATGTACAATCTCCAAGTGTACAAGAGGTACAGTCTCCTATTATTGCTATTTTAAATAAAGCAAATAAAGAAATTACAAATGTAAACATTTCAACAGAAATAGAAATAGCCCCTGTTTCCTTACTTACTACACTTCGGGATACACTTGATCCTGAAGAATGTGAAAGTGCTTTCCTTTCTATTATAAAATCTAATATAGAAAGAAATATAGATAAGATAGCCACAGATATTCTTAGTACAATACTCAAGAAGACACGAGGAGGTACACAGAAGAAATTAAAACCACAAGTAAATATTGAAAGTCCAAAACTCATAGAAGATGGCTTTAATGATGCCTCTTCTGTCGAAGATTAATATAATTGTGATGTTTTTGTTGTGATTCATTTTTGGAGAGCAGATTACCCATGAGATCTGCTCTCCTTTTTATACAGATATATAAAGTCACTTTTTATAAAAAGAAGAATGGAACTTCCAATAATAGAACCCTCATTTTTTGAAAGAAATCTAAAAAGTATAAATACCCCAGATGGTACATTTGTAGATTTCGCATACAGAGATATGATAGTTGATAAAGATGACACAACTATTATGAGTTCTCCTATTCTTGTCACAGAAGAATTTAATGGAAGACCTGATCTTCTTGCACTTGCTATCTTTGGAGATCAATCCAAATTTGATATTATTTGTGAATATAATTCCCTTTCTGATCCATTTTCTATAACAGCAGGAGATATTCTTTATATTCCTACCTCAGAAACCCTTTCTATGAATAATAGAGTAATAGCACAAGGACTTTCTAAGGTAATAGAAAAAGATGATACTTTGGGAGGAAAACCAAGTCTTCCAAATAAGAGTATGCAGGAATTAAATTCTAAAATACAGAAGATTGATCCAAGTAGAAGTAAACTCAGAGGTAATGTTTCTGTGGCAGATCCTGTTCGTACGCCAAATATGACAACTGCTCCACCTACTATGATTGCTCAGAATGGAGAAATTGAACTTGGTACAAATCTGGGTAGTAAAGTTTGTAAAACAGCAATGACTGATGCTCAATCACTTGCTTACAGTATAAGAGAAGCAGTTCTTAGAAAGATAAAAGACAAAAAGTAAAGGTATTTTTCATTTTATAGATTATTTTAGTAAACAGTGAAGCCTGTCAAATTTTTAAATCTTTGACAGGCTTCTGTTTATGAATTTAATCAAAAATGAGACTTCCTCTATCTATTAGAGTTTAAAAAGTTTAACTCCCAAAGTTACTACAACTTCAAGTTTTGGATTAAGTGGATTTACACCTACTCCAAGAAGTGCATTATACTTAACAATACCAAGACCTATACCTCCTGTTTTTCTACCATCTGTGTCAGTTATTATACTGCTACCAATACTGCTCCACAGGTATAGTCCATTTGATGATGCTTTCTGGGAGGCTCTTACATTGTCTTCTGTACTCTTTACTTTATCTTTAAGAATACTTTCAAGCACTTCATGATCTTTATTCATTTTTTCAAGAGTACTTGCTTTATCTTCAAGAGCTGTAATAATTTTATTTTTACCTTTTACCACATCTTCAAGTTCAGTAATCTTACTTTTCAGAAGTTTTACTTCTCCTCTTAGGAGTCTTTCATTTGTGATAATCTTTGCAATTTCTATCTTCTTATTTCTATCAAGAATGATACTACCACTCGGGTATGAACCTTGCGTTTGCGATGATAGAGTCTGCTTTCCTACCATCAATATCATTAACAGTGCTAATTTTTTGATCATAATGCCTTTGGATTTTTGCGTTAATATCTTCAATTTGTTTTTCTTTGATAACAATCTCATATTTCATTACTGGAAGTTTTTGATTCAGTATTCTTAAACTGTCTCTACTTTCCACTATTCTACTTTCCACTACTTTATCAGCAGTAGTGGTAGTAGGAACTTGAACAAGTGCACCTGGATTACTGTGTCTTGTTGTAATCCAGTTCACTATGAGGATTACTGCTACTGTAATAAGTATTCTACCCACAGCAGTACCCCAACCCTTAAATCCTTCTGGTAGTTGTATCATACTTTTACTTTTTAACCTGTTAAAACTCAGAAATTAGACAATATGTGAAAAGATTTTGACCTTTTGTATAATCAAGGAATTTAACAAATTTTCCTACATCATTAGTAACTTGACATCCTGTACTCCAACCACCTACTATCCAATTCCAAACTCTGCTTGAATAATTGTGTGTATTTGTATGGAAGTTTATACCGATTCCATATTCCCAAGCAGGTTCTCCACTGTCTCCACTTTTCTTATTCTTATTACCATCTCTGATAATTTTAAATCCACCAGTTTGTTTAAGTGCTGGACTTTTACCTTTGTGTAGACCTCTTGACCATACTCCATAGTACCATTCATCACTTTTTACAACTGCTACTCCTTTCTTATTCCAAAGAGAGAAATTCATAAGACCATAACTACCTGGATTTGTAGTACCAGTAAGGGTATCTATAAGTGTTTCTCCTTTAAAGATATAAAACTTATCATCAAACACATCATAAGTGTCCTCCTGACTTCTAACACCAAGAATCCAATATCCAGTTGGAATTCCTTTAAAACTTGACAGACTCTTTACTTTGTTAAGTAATTGAGTTGCCGAATAATCTCCTACCTTAGTGTATTCGCTCATATTTTTAGATTTTTAAAAATTAATACATTTTTATTTACCTATCCAAAAAAGAATTAGACATCTCAGAGTATGAGATGTCTAAATTTTAACTAATATTTTTATATTTCTTTAAAGAGGTGTGCCATCTGGAAGATCTCTTCTCAGTACTCCCTCATCATATTTTCTACTATTATAAAGAGGTCTAGCATTGTCTTCTATTATTACAGTGCTTACCTGTGGTACTTTATCTGACATGAAATAACTTCTTTGATGTTTTGTAGGTATGCTCTTGTTTAGAACTCTTATATTTGTAAGCCAACCTACTCCTGCTGTAATATACATTGTTTCATCTCTAAGTATAATTTCATCTCTTAGTGGTATTTCTTTCTCAAATACAGGAAGTTTCTTATTTCTTTCCCAAATATAAAGACCCAGGAATCTATGTTGATTACTGAAATTAACTACCACAGTATACCAAGTTTTGGGTAGAAGACCGATGTCTATAGAATAAAGAACATTAAAGTTACTATCAAGAATTTCAAAAACTTTACCACTTATTTGAATACTTAGAACTTCTCCAATAGTACCCAAGTTCAAAGTAGGTAAAATACTAAGAACTCCTGTAAAATTACCATTTGTAAAATACTTTCCATCTTCTTCCCTTGTAATAAAACTGCCATCTGAAAGTTTTGTGAATGTACCAAGAAGTCTATGAGGATTTGACTCTATAATTCCATTTTCTGCTTTCACTTCCAAAATATCTTCTTCAAATCTTAAAGTAGCACTTATGGATATACCATCATCTTTAGAAAGATTTATTTCATTTTTATACATCACAAGAACTTCTCCAAGTGACATTTCTTTCATGTCATAGAAGTGATTAAACATTTTAGTCCCAGAATTCATTAGTGTTTTATCTTTTATAATTACCTTATCTGAAAGTATACTTCTCTGAGAATCAGTAGTCAGGGTAAATGCATGATCATCTGTTGTACCTCTTGAGTCCAGGAATTCATCTTCTATCTCCTTAGAGAAGATCTCCTCTGTACTCATAAGAACATTTTCAAGAGTCTCTGTTACACTTGGCTCATTTATAATAGATTTTTTACCCTCATAAGTAGAAAGTTTAAGTGTATAAGAAGTTGGCTCTCCTGCTACATCTCTTTCTGTAAAGAATGAAAGTACAGAGTACATTCTGTTTACGCTTTTTATATAAAGAAAATCTCCAACAGTAGGTGTTACACCTTTACCATAGACATCTGAGAATGTTTTTACACTTATTTCTATTTCAAAACTTTCCCAATCTAGTCCCCATTCTTTATACTCTGGCTTCTCTGTAGGGATTATATTGTCTTTAATATGAACACCAAGACAAACTCCCTCACTACCCTCATAAATTCCAAATTCATTAAGAATCACATCTCTTGAAGTATCAATTCCAGATATTTTAAAGTATGTTACAGGAGTACTGAGTGTACTCTGTATCCAAGAATTTAGTTTACTTTGAGTTTCTTTTGCAGCCTCAGTAACTTTTTCATTAAGATTTTCAGATTTTATAAAGCCTACTGGATTAATTTTCTTTTCTCCTTTATCTTCAATGACTACTTCATGAATAAAAATTTGTTCATCTACATAGTAAGGATTTTGCATTTCATACTCAAGGATTACCCAGACTTTTGTATTAGTAGGAATTTCCAGGAATTTACTTCCAGACATTTTTATTCTTGTGGAGTAATTTTTGTCATCTTTGCTCCAAGAATAATATTTTTTGTATCCAACTCTTGGTGTAATTCCTGTAATGCTCTCTTTTACAATTTCTACCTGCGAAATATCACAGGTAGAAAATTTTCCAGTTACTGTATGTAAATTTGTAACAAGATTTTTATTTTTTATTATTTCCATAAGATACTAAGTACTTCTGTAATATCAGTTTTATATATCCATGCCAAGATTAAAGATCCAAGTGTTCCAAATGTTTTAAGTGCACTTGACCATTTAAAGATTGGGCTGTATTTTACATAGTAGACATCATACGAAGAATTGAAGTAGACATCATATGACATTTCTATAAGACCATGCATTCCACTGCCATAAAGAACATAATTTAGATCTTCAAGTTCCCTCGAAAGGCTATCTTCTGGTACACTTCTTACTCCAATAGGTAAAAGAATACAAAGATAAAGAGTACCCCAGAAATTTACTTTTATATTCTTATCTTCTATTTCTGGTATTCTATATCTCTTTTGAATTACTTCATTCTCTACTATTGCCCTGAATGATTTCTTAATTTGAAAAAGATTGTATACTTCTACAAATGTAGGTATAATACCATAAAGTGTTTTGTAAATGATTCTCATTTTTATAAAATTTTTTAATTTTTAAAACATATTTAACTATAAAATAATATCATTTTTATAAAAAATTTGATTATTAAATAAAAAAATTAAAATCCTTTTATATGATAATAAGTACAAATACAAATCTGGACAAATGTTGTTCTGGATGCGATGAAAATAAAAAATC